TAAAGCGTTATATCCTATAGCAATATTATAACTACCTGTAGTTAACGCGTCACCTGCTAACCCACCTAATATTGTATTATTTATACCTGTTGTAACTTGATTACCAGCGTCATATCCTATTGCTACATTATATGTATCTGTATCACTTGTTGGATTCATTATTGCTAATGCTCCGTTGCCAACAGCTACGTTTCTAGCACCATTAACGTTTGTTGCTAGTGCCACAACACCAATAGCTGTATTATAACTTTGGTCTGTTGTAGCACCACCGGCAGCATAGCCAATAAAAGTACTTTGAACACCTGTAGTTAATGCATCTCCTGCTAAACCACCTATTAAAGTATTTTGTGTGCCTGAAGTAACCTCTCTACCAGCATTATAACCTAACGCTACGTTGTAATGATCAGCAGTGCTTGCGGATGTCATGTTTAAAAGAGCTTCGTGACCTACGGCAACGTTTCTATCTGCAGCTACATTTGTAGCCATAGCACTAACTCCGATAGCCACGTTAGTATTAGCCACTGTTTGAGAACTTAAAGCGCTATAACCTACAGCAATGTTGTCACCACCAGTTGTCATTGCGTCTCCTGCTAAACCTCCTATTATTGTGTTTTTTGTTGCTGTTGTAACTGCTGCGCCAGCACTAGCCCCAACTGCAACATTATAAGCATCAGCCCCTGCGTCTTGATTTTTTAATGATTCGTAACCAATAGCAACATTTTTACCATGTGTATCTTCTTGTTTTAATGCGCCATGACCTACAGCTACGTTATCACTACCTGTAGTTAAAGAATTACCAGCTTGACGTCCAACTAAAATATTTTGGCTACCTGTTGTTATATTAGTACCCGCGTCATAACCAAATGCCGCGTTGTAATCTCCAGATGTTAAAGCGTCTAAAGCACCAATACCTACGCCTGTATTATAATGAGCGGATGAAATAGTTCCAGTTGTAGTATGACCAATAATTAAAGATCCTGTAAAATTTGTACCTTCTATTTGATAAGGTAAAGCGCTACTTTCGTCATATAACTCAGCGAAGTTGTCGTTACATATATCGAACGCAGCTCTTAATGAAGTACCTGATCTGTCATTTGCTGCAGATCCTATGTTTATTGTTTGTAATGCCATTGTTTATATTGTTACATTATTGTTTGATCTGCTGTGAAAAGTGTAGAGTCAGCAAAAATTTGAGCATTGTCTGCGGTTAAAAAAAAGCCGCCTAATATCGTGTTAGCAGTTGTAACTTGATTAAAAGTTTCAACAGCTAAAGTGTTTCCAAAAAAACCCATTAGTATATTGCCATTATATCGTCAGCAGTAGTAAGAGTAGAATAAATTCTATTTACTTTTATTGGTAAAAAAGAACCAGCTGCAACTTGTTCAAAAAGTACAGGTCTTAATATTGCATATTTTAAAGGTGCACCTGAAGTACCAGAAAATATATCTTTAGCAGAACTACCACCTGGCACAGTTACTAAACTTAAAGTTGTATCACTATCAATAGCGCTTACAAAAGCAAAAGACCCATCTGTTAAATTCTCTACTCTATCACCTACTAGTACATCATGATCACCACCGCTAAAACCAGCGTCAACTAGTTTGTTAGAAGTATCAGTTACAGTAGTACCTGTCATAACAGCCGGACTGTTAGAAAGATCTACTAATATATTACCTTGAACACCAACGTAAACGCCAGCTCCTTTGTAAGCTCTAGTACCTACTAATTTATCTAAGTCTAAACTATCGCTTCTATAATCTACACTACTACCACTGTTTCTTATTTGAACAGCGTGTGTTACAGTACTCATAGGGTTTTTGTCTATCGGAAACTGCCCTCCGTTACTTATGTGAATATCTCCGTATGCCATTTTTTGTTTTTTAATTTGTGGTGAACTTATTATTTAATAATCACCTGTTTTTATCGTTGTTTATTAGTTTAATTGCTTTTTTTAATACTTTATCAGAATAAGAATTACCTGACATAATTTTATTACGTCTTACACTAGTAGGTAAATCTTCAGTACCAAGTAACATCCTGTATATTCTACTTATTAGTTGACTACACTTAAACGATGTTTTATATATTGTATACTTCTGTGTTGTATTATTTTTATTTCTCCAAGATATTATCCAACCTTCTTTACGTAGTCTTTCCCATCTTTTTTTATCCCAAGAATATGTGTAAACTCCATTTAAATAATCTTGTCTAGTAAATAACTCTAAACAATCAAAGTAAATTAGAAGTTCTAGATCAGCATCTTTTATATTGTTTGTTTTACATGCCCATCGTCTTATTATACGATAATGCTTTAACAAACCTATGCTTCTAAGATCTTTGGCTTCTAAATTTCTCATAAAACTATAACTACGTCTTGTTGTTTTATAACAAGAAATATGTCTTCGTCTACTTCAACATTAAAACCAGCATGTTTATCGTAGTATATTTCATTTCCAGTTTTTACACCTTGAACCATTTCACCTACTGATTTAACAATACCTTTTTTGTATCTTATATCTTCTTTTATTTTATCTGTAAGAAGCAAGCCACCTTTTGTTTTAGTGGCTTTTTCTTTTAATTCTAATACTACTAAATATATACCTACTGCTTTCATTATTCTTCCCTCATATTACTAATTACACAATCAGTTGACATAATAGTTTTAGCTACAGATACAGCGTTTATTAACGCGCTTTTTGTAACAAGCAGAGGATCAATAATACCTTCTTTAATCATATTAACAGTTTTACCTGTAACTACATTGATACCTTTACCTTTGCTATACACACTATCGTCATATTCTATACCTGCGTTTTCAAGTATTTTTTTATAAGGATGTTTTATAGCGTTTATAAATATATTAGATCCTTCGCTTTTATTTTTTAAATTATTAGCAGCGTTTAACAAAGCAACACCACCGCCTGGTACTATACCTTCTTTTATAGCTGCTTTTGTAGCATGTATTGCATCATCAACTCTATCTTTCTTTTCTTTCAACTCTACGTCAGAGTTAGCACCTACTGATATTACAGCCACATTACCTGATAATATACCTAGTCTTTCTTGTAACTTTTCAGTTTTCATACTAGGTTTAAGATCTTTTAATTGATCTTCAATACTTTTAATTCTATCTTTTACTTTATCAGATACTTCTTTTATTTTTAATACTGTAGTTTTGTTATCTGACACAGCTTGTTCGCATTCACCTAGCATGTCAGGTGTAATTAAATCTATATCATCTCCAAATTCTTCGCTTATATGAGTAGCGCCTGTTACAGCAGCTATATCATCTAAAAAGTCTTTTTTCCAAAAATTAAAACCTGGAGGAGCAACTACGTTTATTTTTATATTACCTTTTATTTTATTCATTACAACAGCAGCCATAGGTTGTTGTTCTAATTGTCCTATAATAAGTAAAGGTCTATTTTTTTCAATAGCATACTCTAATACTATTTGTATTTTTCTAACAGTTGTAATAGGTGAACTAACTAATAAAACAAGAGGATTATCTAATGTTACATCTTGTTTAGCTACATTTGTTACAAAGTTAGGATTTGCATAACCTTGGTTTATTTGCGAACCAGTAACCACATTTACTGTAGTTTCTTCTGATTTACTATCATTGTCCATAAGAACAACACCGTTTTTACCTACTTGTTTAAATGCTTGACCTATTATAGATCCTAATTCTTTATCGTTGTTAGATGATATAGATGCCACTTGGTCTATCATATCACCTTCAACAGGTACAGTTATTTTTTCTAAGTATTTCACTGTATCGTCGCAACATTTCTGTATATCTTTCTTTACATTTCGTAAACTATCTTTACCTTTACTATCTTTAGCGTGTTGTAGTAAAGCATGTGCTAATACTGTTGCTGTAGTTGTACCGTCGCCAGCTTCTGAAACTGTTTTTCTTGAAGCTTCTTTAATTAATGTAGCACCAATATTTTCTACTGGATCTTGTAAGTTTACTGAACTTGCTACAGTTACGCCATCTTTAGTTATCATGGGTCTACCCATAAAATCTTCTAAGATAACACACTTACCGCTAGCTCCTAATGTGGAGCTAACAGCTTGTGTAAGTTTGTCTATTCCTGCGAATACCTTACCTTTAGCATCTTGGCCAAAGTTTAAGTTCTTCACAATTACTTGTGGATTTTGCATTTGATTTAATTTAATTTGATTAATTTAATTTACTTGAAAGTTTTAATTACTTTCGGTCCGTTGATAAACTCTATTTTCTTTGCATAGTGTTCTATCGATGAATCAATAGCTTGCTCTGCTCCGTCCACAGTTTCTCTACGGGTTACATCAATCCAAGTTTCTTTATTTTTGAAATCTTGGTGTTCGGTTTGATAAAAACCGTTTGGTAATTGTGTGATTCTCCAGTTTTTCTTGTCAGCTACATGCTTCCAAAATTTTACGGTTTCCTCGGTTACTTGTGGTTGACTATTCCACGATTGAGTCTGATAAAAAAATGTCATTTGGTTTTGGTTTTAAATTAGACATTGGTTGTTGCTCTTACCCGAGCAGGGTTTATTTTTTTTTATGCTGCGTTTGCACTTTAAAATTAGCAAACAAGCTAGCACCTGCGTGTTTTACAAATTTACCTTTATGTTTCATTAACTTAAAGCTTGAGCCAGACTTCATCCAATGAAATCCAGCTGGTGCTTTTACTCTTTTATTTGCCATAATATTAAGACGTTGCAAATGGTGTAGCAGGTGTTCCAGAGGCTACTAATTCACCTCTTACGTGCCATACATCTGCAGCCATATTTGTTATTGTTATATGTGTGCCAATTTTTCCTTTAGTTACACCTGTTGTTGTAATAGCGCTAAAGTTGTCACTAGCTTGTGCATTCCATATTGCAGCACTCGCATCACCATCTTCATCTATAGCGTGTAAAGATCCTAATAATTTTTCATTAGTAGTATCAGCACAAACAATTTTATGTGAGTTTGATGTTATTGTAACTGCTATAAAGAAGTTAAAGTAAACACCTGTTAAATCACCCGCACCAGAATCTGGTAAAGTAATTACAGCACCATCAGCATCGTTAAACACAAGAGTTTCTCCTGAGTCATTAGCTGTAAGAGTAGTATTACTTGTTATTGCAGTAACTTTACTTCTTAAACCTTTTATTTCTGCTTTTATTGTAGCATCATTACCTATTATAGTACTGTTAGCACCTAGACCGTTAGCATCAGCACCAATAACTATTTCGTTATCTGTTGTATTAGCACTTGGTTGAGCGTCGTAACCGATACAAACTACTTTACTACCAGTTGTAGTGCTTCCAGCATTACCACCAATAGCAGTATTTTTAATACCAGTTGTCATACCACCAGCGGAATGACCTATTGCTACGTTAAACATATCAACAGCAGAAGCTGGGTTTTGAGAGTACAAAGCTCTATAACCAATAGCAACACAGTTACTAGCTGTATCACTTACATGCATCGCGCCCATACCTATAGCAACGTTGTCATCACCAGTTGTGTTAGCTCTAGCAGCTTCACCACCAATAAAAGTGTTTTGTTTACCAGTAGTTGTAAAATAACCTGAAAAATAACCTAAAGCAGTATTATATACGTCCGTAGCACCAGAATTAACTTGGCTAAATAAAGAACCTACACCTACAGCGGAACTTTTACTACCAGCATTTTCTGAAGCTAAAGATTTTTCACCAATAGCTGTGTTAAAACCACCTGTTATGTTTACACCTAGTGAATTAGAACCTATAGCGGTATTACTTGAACCAGTAGTGTTTGCGTCACCCGCATTAGCACCTATAAATGTATTTACATTACCTGTCGTCATTGCTTTACCAGCTTGATAACCTACGGCAGTATTTAAAACATCTGAAGTACTAGCAGGAACCTGCTCTTCTAAAGCTTGATACCCAATTGCAATTGAACCGCTACCTAAAACATCATGACTTAAAGCAGCTGTACCTATAGCTACATTATAATTAGTAGCTGCAGCAATTAAACCTGCATTTTGTCCTATAAATATATTACTAACACCAGTAGTAACAGCAATACCTGCGTTGTTACCAATAGCTATGTTATATGTGTTAGCAGCACTAACAGGATTCATAGCGTATAAAGCTTTATAACCTATAGCTATATTTTCTGACCCATTAACGTTTCCAGCTAAAGCACTAGATCCTAATGCTGTGTTGTAACTAGGTAAAATAGCTTGGCTTAATGATTCATAACCTAAAGACGTGTTGTTAGAACCAGTAGTAATTACATCACCTGCTAAAGAACCTATTAAAGTATTTTTAACACCTGTAGTAACAGCATAACCTGCTTGAGATCCTACAGCGGTATTATAAGTAGAAATAGCACTTGTTCCAGAAGGATTAACACTATATAATGCTTGCGAACCAATAGCAGTGTTATAACTACCGTTATCACCTACAAATAAACTATTAAATCCTACAGCAACGTTATGTATACCTACTATGTTAGCTTTAGAAGCTCCAGAACCTACAGCTGTATTACCAGCTACAGTGTTAGAGAATAAAGCTTGATAACCTACAGCAGTTGCGTCGTTAGCACTGACAATAGCATTTAAAGCATAAGCACCTAAAGCAGTACTGTTTCCACCTGTAGTGTTAAGAGTTAAAGCTTCGTAACCTAGACCAACTAAATTATCACCAGTTGTAATAGCGTCAAGAGTAGCAGTACCTATACCTATGTTATAAGAACCACTATTGTTTGCAGCAGGTTCGTTACCTATATATATTGAGTCTGTAGATATTTCTATATCACCTAAATCATTTAATGTAATTTGATCCCATATAGGTGTTACTCCATCTCCTTGTGATTGTAAGTAATAACCAGCAGTTCCAGAGGAACCGTCCATATTTAATTCACCTGTTATACTTAAATCTGTAAAAGTAGCTGCAGCTGGTGTTTCACCACCTATAACTGTGGCATCAATTTCACCACCACCTATATATACTGTAGAAGGATCACTATCTGTTCCTAATTGGTCTATATAACCAATACCATCTATATATATGTCTTGCCATTGAACCGAAGAAGTACCTATATCAAGGCTATCATCAGCGTTTGGAACTATTGCGCCGGTAAAAGTTGTACCAGCAGCCTCGTTTGTTGAGAAGTACGTTTTAAGAGCAGACATTTTAAATCTTTTAGTTGCGTTAGAGTTATCTCCATCTGCACCTATAAGAAAGTCGCTGTCTGTTACCGTACTATCTATACTATATGTACTTATTCTTGCCATTTTGTTTATTTGTTTATTTTAATTTTTTATTTTTATCCTGCGGAAATTTTAAGATCTCCACTGCTATTCCATAACTGACCAGCAACATTTGGATCTGATGTTGGTAAGTTAGATAAAATTACAGTAGAAGTTGTAGTCAATCCACCTGTTACACTAACGCCTGTATTTGTAGTTTCAATCTTTTTGGAATTATTGTAGTATAATTCTACACCTCCATCGTTAATCATTTTAGCCATAACTTCAGAAGTGAGTTGGCTATAAAAAGTAATATTGTTAGATCCTTGAATTCTTAACTCACCAGTGCCTGTTTCGTTTATATAACTATTACTTCCATCATGAAATATTTGAAGGTCTGAAGAAGTACCAAACCTGGCTATAACATTATCAGGTAGTGATACGTTTTTACTAAACTGATTTAGCTCATTAACTCCATCAATAGTAAAATATGTAGTAGTTCCACCACTACCATTATCAGTCTGAAATCTTATGTCTTTGTCATCTGCTTTATTGACTATAAATAAATTACCTGTATCATTTTCTAAATATGAATCTGTACCATTGTGGAACACGCTTAAATCCCCACTTGAACCTGCTTGAAGTTTTATACTATCAGATGCTCTAAAGTTTCTCGAAGCTCTTGTTAATACTCCACTTCCATCTAAATAAAAATACGTAGCAAGACCACCAGAACCATCATCACTTTGAAATATTATATCTTTATCGTCTGAAGCGTTTGTTATATATAATTCACCTGTTTCGTTTTTTAGATAAGAGTTAGTGCCATCGTGGTAAAATCTAGCATCTCCATCTTTACTTAAACTTCCAACAGCTATATAAACATTATCAGGTGCACTTACATTTTTACTAAATACATTTGCATCATACTGACCATCAACTCTAAAGTATTCAGTAACACCACCTGAACCATCATCTGATCTAAATATTATATCTTCATCATTTGCATAATTTGTTAGATATAAACTACCTGTACTATTTTCAATATTACTATTATTGGTGCTTCCATTGTGGTATATTTGTAAATCTTGAGAATCACCAAATCTAGCTCTACCAATACTAGAACCACTTGAATCTGGTAAATCAATATTACCACCCATTGATATAGTATCTACATAAGCAGTACCATCAATATATAGATCACGCCACTCTTGCGAGTTAGAACCTAAATCATAAGTGTTATCATCGTCGGGAATTATATGTGAGTCTACGTCTGCACCGAATACAACATTATCAGAAGCAGCATCACCTATAGTAATTGTACCACCGTTAAATGTCGATGTACCTGTAACTACTAAATTACCACCAATATTTACATCACTGCTTAGAGTTGCAACCCCTGTTACAGCTAAAGTACTATTAAATGTTACAGCACCTGTATTTGTTAACGTGCCAGATAACAATGTTTCCCATGGTATATTTGACTTTATAAAATACTTTTCACCAGATGGTGTAGGTACAGAACTTTCGTTAGCCCAAATAAAATAAGCATTAGTAATAGCACCAGCTGTATAATCTAAATCAAACTTATGCATAGCTAAAGTACCTACAGTACCTGTTGTTTGATTAAATTCACTTGTTGTTGGATATACGTATGTAGCTGTTGCGTTAGCTTTGTTTAATTTTACCCAGCTTCTAGAACCTTGAGCATATGTTACCACCCTGTTGTCACCAGTAGGTTGTATTTCAGCATAATTTAAAGAACCATAAATAGCAGGTATTGTTTGATCATCACCAGAACCATGATCATAACCAGAGTTATACGCACCACCTAAGCTGTTTGTAATGTAACCAGCGTTAGAAAGCTTTGCAACATTATAATCCGCCCAAACATCATACATGTTTTGATTAATTGGGCCTGCGTATTCAGCTCTATTGTATAAACTAAAAAAAGTATGAGTTGGTGATGCTGGAGTAGTACCATCAGATTCACTTTTTACATTATAGAACCTTACTGGCATATATGTATCATATTCCTCTACAGTAGAAGGGCCTTGATCGTTTTCTTGACCTACAGCTAAACTTCCAGCGTTAGTACCTCTTACGTATAATAAGGAATCATATATTTGAGGAGCAGTAGTAGTATCATCAGAAAATAACTGATAATACGATTTCATGCTTGGCTCAAACGTTTTGTCTTTAAATGTAGTTATTAATCTACCCATTGTCCTGGTTTGTTTACGTTAGATGAATGTCCTTGACTAGTTTCTACTGAACCGCTACTATAATCGTGATCTTTCATGTTTGTTATATTTAATGTTTGCAACCGCACTTTTTAGTATTGTTCTTCTTAGTTCCTTTTCCGTGTCCTCCTCTGTTAGCTTTTACTGAAACAAATCTTTTTTTAGTGTGATCGTAATCTTTTCCTTTTATATTTAAACCGCGTTTTTTAGCTGCTCGACGCTTTCTTTGATTTTCTGCGCGCATTTTCTTACGTCTCGTTGAATTAGCAGTTTTAAGGTCTCTACGCCTTTTAGCAGCTTTTGCGGTTGGTGATAGCTTTTGTGGCATAATCTTTTATTTAATTCTTTCCACCTTTTCTGTTAAGTGACAAAGTATTAGTTCTAGTACTACTGTTATAACTAGGTTTAGAGCTGTTGTAACTAGGTCTAGAGTTAAAACTAGGTTTACTATTGTAGTTAGGTTTAGAATTAAAACTAGGTTTTGAGTTGTTGTTGTTGTAGTTAACTCTAGGTTTTACAACCGGTTTGTAAGTTACAACTGGTTTCTTGTTTAAAATTACTCTAGACCTATTAGGTCTGTTAACTATATTGTTTTTAATACGAGTTCTTCTGCTAGAGTTATAAACTACATTGTAACCTTGATTATTAAAAGGTCCTTGCGCCCAGTTATTAGCTGGCACCCAAGGTTTCATGTAATAATCCCATGAATTCCATGGTCTATAGAAATGAGAGTAGTAAGAATAATAGTTACCGTGGTAAAAATCAAAGTCTAGCCATAAAGGTCGTGTTCCCCAGTGGCCATAGCTATGTCCATAATGAAAAACAGGCTTAAATGGCCTGAACTCTATTGTTATTAAGTCAACATTGTAGTTAGAGAACACATGTCTTACTTGTTCTACGCTTGTTTGCGCATCAATGTACTCAGTATTAGAAATATACTGGTAATTACCGCAACCAATTAGCATAAAAGCCAATAAACATATTACTTTTCTCATATAGTTTACTTTATAAACTATTAGTTACACGCTATTTACAAGATTTAAGGTGTAATTTATTATTTATAAGAAAACAGTGACATAAGGGTGTTACTATTATATATATAACTAGCTAGTGTCACTAAAAAAGCGTTAGAAATGTGGAAGTAAAGTGTTGCCCCCTATCCTATTGACTACCAACGACTTACGAAAACCATTTGATTTTACCCAGCCCGGCCTTACATTTTACTTTTTATCTACAATATTTCACCTTTTCGTCTAAATACTCACTATGTATCGACATTTTACTACTATGTCTATATTTATATTCTCTCGCTTGTCACTACTTATTTATATTATATGACATCTTGACATGACACACATGACTGATTGTCATGACATTATGTCTTACCAAAGTATTTTATGACTATGACACATTGACACATTGCGGTATGACACTATGACATATTCCACATATAAACAAACTATCCACTTTACAAACCAAATACGATTGTATATAGATAATATAATAAACAATAACACTTAACAAATATATTATGATACAATTTGAA